GGCGATGCAATCCAAGGCGGCGTTAATCTCTTTGCTGGCGGCATTACTTATGTTGACGCCGAGTATGACGAGAAGACAGGCGAAGCTTTACGCCCGCTGCCTATCGACAAAACAGGTTTCCAATGGGGCGACACTAGAGAGGCTAAAGTCAGAGAGCTTATTCAAGAAGCTTTCTACCTTAACCAGATCCAGTTGCCAGAGCTCAAAGGCGATATGACAGCCTTTGAAACGCAGAAACGCGTCGAGGAATATATTCGTCGCGCCCTGCCCCTCTTTGAGCCAATGGAAACTGAATATAACGGCGCTCTTTGCGACAAGACGTTTGATCTTCTGCTTCGCAACGGAGCCTTTGGAGACGGCTGGAATATGCCTCCTGCTCTTTCTGGTCAGAGAGTGCGCTTCACGTTTGAAAGCCCATTACAGGCCGCTCAAACGCGCGCTAATAGCCAAGCGTTTATGCAGACAGCTCAGCTTCTACAAACGGCTGCTGGACTTGATCCAATGGTTGTTCATGACGTTGACTTCGACCGCGCCTTCCGTGACGCGGCTGAAGGCGCAGGAGCTCCGGCTGCTTGGTTCTTGGATGAGAATGTCGCTGCTCAGAAAAAAGCAGAAGCTCAACAAGCTCAAGCTGAGCAAGCAGCGCAGCAAGCTCAGATGCAACAACTTATGGCAGGCGCTCAAATTGCCGATCAGGCTGGCGGCGCTGCCAAGAAATTCAACGATGCTCTAACGCCGCGCGTATAAGCGGCCATAAGGCACAATGGCAATAAGACAACGATCTTCGGATCGCAGGCCGTGGAAACCATCCCCCTGCGATAGAGCAGACGTGTATGCGCTTAAGGCGCTCGCGGCTGGCGAAGCCAATGAAGGGCAACAGAAACGCGCCCTTAATTGGATTCTTAATGTGGCGTGCGGCGTGCGTGACACGACCTTTTATCCTGACAGCGAACGTGACTCCACCTTTGCGGCTGGTAAGCGTTTTGTCGGGCTAGAAATAGTTGCAACCATCAATCTGCCGACCGCCTCCCTAGAGGACAAGTCGAATGAGTGATGATTTAGCAGACACAGGCGGTATGGCTCTTGATGACGGCGCTTCCATAAAGGACAGCGCCGTTTCTGATTCTGGAGCCTCGAATAAAGGCACGCTGATTGACAGCGACGCCGCTGACAAGCCTGTTGCTGCTCCGGCTGATTGGCCGGAAGATTGGCGCATTAAGCTTGCCGGCGAAGATAAGAGTTATTTAAAGACGCTTGATCGCTTTAATAGTCCGAGCGATTTAGCAAAAGCTTATCGTGACGCGCAGCAGCGCCTTTCGTCAGGCAACCTTAGATCTACTTTGCCTGACAATCCTTCGCCAGAAGAATTAAACGCCTGGCGCGCTGAGAATGGTGTTCCGACAGATCCAAATGGATATAAGTTTGACATCGGGCATCAGTGGTCAGACGAAGATCGCCCTGTCCTTGATAGCTTCGCTACTTACGCATTAGAAAACAATATACCGCAGCAATATGCTGAAAAAGTCGCGGCTTTTTATGCGGCTACTCAGCAAAGAAATATGGCGGTTATTGAGGAGTTTGACTCAAGAAACTATCAGCAAGGCGAAGACGAGCTTCGTGCTGAATGGGGTCAGGAATATCGTCGCAACATTAACGCGATTAAAAACACTTTGGCAGCTCATGCGCCGGAAGATGTTGTGTCGCAGATGCTTGCATCCCGAACGCCAGATGGAAAGCGTTGGGGTGATAATCCTACGATGCTTAAGATCTTTGCTTCTCTTGCCAGAGACGCAAATCCTTCAGCTACCGTTGTCCCAGGAACAGGCTTTACGACAACCGAAGACGAGCTGACATCGTTAGAGAAATTTATGCGGGAGAACCGTCAGGAATGGTTCAAAGATTCCGCAAAACAGGAACGCTATCGCGAGCTGCTTGAAGCGCGCGAAGCTGGTCGTTCGAAAGGTCGAGCGGCTTAACAATCCCGCAAGGGATAAATCACACGCTTTCGAGAAGCCCCTTGAGGCGATAAGCGGCTCCCCGGTTTAAGGCCGGGGGCAACCCGCCGACGCGCGCTTAAGGACAACCAGATCAAAGCGTCTTTCCCAATTGAAAGGTGCTTAACTATGGCTAATACAGCATTTCAGGTTCAATACCGACAGGAGTTTATTGCTGGCTTTGAACAGGGTCAGTCTTTACTCCGCGCCGCAACCACCACGGAAGCGGTTATTAAAGGCAATCAGGCCACGTTCCTTGTTGCTGACTCTGGTAACGCTTCGGCTGTTACGCGCGGTGTCAACGGCCTCATCCCAGGTCGCGCTGATAACCTGACGCAATACACAGCCACGTTGCAAGAATGGCACGACAAGCCCCGTCGCACTGGCTTCAACATCTTCGGTTCGCAGGGTGACGGTCGCCGCATCATGCAGGAAACGACCGTTAAGGTCATGAACCGTAAGATTGACCAGGACATTCTTGGTGAGCTTGCCAACACGTCAAACAACACCGGCTCAGCTGCTACAGCTTCGCTGGCGCTTGTAATGAACGCACAGGCAAAACTCGGCAAGAACGAAGTCAACATCGAAGAAGAAGACAATATGTTCTTCGTCGCTTCGCCTGCCTTCCGCGCTTATCTGATGCAGACGAAAGAGTTCGGTTCACGCGATTGGGTGGACATGAACCTTCCGTTCATCACTGGCGCTCCTGGCATGAAGAAGATTGAGCGTTGGGCTGGCTTCAACTGGATCTGGCATCCACGCCTTTCTGGCGCTGGCACCAGTGCTGAGAAGTGCTACGCGTTCCACAAATCCGCTATCGGCCATGCGGTCAATACGGGCGAAATGGACGTTAAAGCTGGTTACAACGAGGAAGACGATTACTACTTCGCTCGCAGCACGATCTTCATGGGATCGAAGCTGTTGCAGACGAAGGGCGTCATTCTCGTAACCCACGACGGCTCTGCCTACTAAAATTTAAGCCGGGGCTAGTCTCCGGCTTTTTCTTTTTCTCTTCATGAAAGGAAAGCCCCATGGCTTATTCAACGTCTAACCCGCCAGCCAAACTTGCTGTTGGCACAATGGATGGCACTGCTGGCCCTGCGATATGGGTTTATCGCTCAGCTGATGCAATCGGCACCGTAAAAGGCGCAAGCTATTTCTCAAATGGTTATGACCTTGGCTTGAATGTCGGCGACGTAATGTTCGTTTACGACACCGCTACGCCAACAATCAGCACCGCTTGGGTAAAAACTGTTGCGTCTGGCGGCGCTGCTTCTCTGAGCGCTACCGTTACTACGCTGACATCAGCGTAATTAAGAATAGGCGGGGGTCATTGTGGCCCCCGCTTTTTTGTGGAGTGGCACATGCAAACTGCTGGTGTTCCGATGATCCGAGAGTCGCGGATCAATTTTGTTGAGTTCGCGCGTCAAGGTCATCATGTCGTCCCAGAAGACGGAACGAAATTTGAAGACGTTTTAAAAGATGAATATTGGTCGCTGGTTGGGCATAAGTTTAAACCAGGCGACATTGTAGAGATTCACGCCGAAGACGGCAGCTATTTTGCGGAGCTTTACGTCAGAGCTTCTGGACGCAATTGGGTAAAGATGGCCCTGCTCCGCAAGATTGATCTTGAGCCTGTAGCAGTTGCGATTGGCTCTCCAGAGTTTGAAGCCTCTTGGAAAGGCCCGCACCGCAAATTCTCAGTTGTTCGATTGTCTGACAATCAGATCATCAAGGACAGCTTTGAGACGCGTGAGCAGGCAATTGATTACATCAAATCCCATGTGAAAGCGATGGCGGCCTAATCATGACAGCACAAACGACACAGCTTCAACTTTACAACAAGGCTCTACGCCACATTGGAGAGCGTAAGCTGGCGTCTTTGGCTGAAAACAGAGAGTGTCGGCGTTATCTCGATGACGAGTATGCTGACACTTTACTTCTATGTTTGCGCGCCGGCAGCTGGAATTGGGCTACGCGCGTATCTGAAATAACGGCTGATGAATATGTAATTCCAGCCTTCGGCTATCAGTCAGCTTTCCCCAAGCCTGCTGATTGGGTCAGAACAACCTGGATCTCTACGTCTGAGACGTTAGATCCACCGTTGAGAAACTATCAAGATCAAGAAGGTTATTGGCTTGCTAACGCTGATACCCTTTACATCAAATACGTCTCCAGCACACTTGGCAATACGTTGGCTAACTGGCCTGCTGATTACGCTGAATATGTTGGCGTTGCTTTAGCCAGAACTATTGTTAGTCGCGTTACGCAGAACGACGCCTTAACTGATCGTATTGAATTGCGCGAAAAGCTTTATTGGAAAAAGGCTCAAGCGAACGATGCAATGGATCAGCCTCCGCAGCCTTGGCCGCTTGGCACCTGGACAACCAGCCGTATTCGCCGTGGCTACATTGGCTACTACTCCAATTCTATAAAGAACTGGTAATAAATGCCCCGCATTACTCAACCGTTCTACAGCCCTAATCGAGGCGAAGTCTCCAGGCTTGCGCTTATGCGCGTTGACTTGGATAAGATGCGCCTTGCTGCCGACACGATGATTAATTGGATGCCGCTGACAACAGGCCCAATGACGCTTCGTCCTGGCACAGAATATCTTGGCGAGACGTATAATAACTCTGCCTGTCGTATTCTTGAATTTATTTACGCAACTGACGACGCGGCCCTGCTTGAGCTGACGAATGAGCTTTTGCGCGTATGGGTTGATGGCGAGCTTGTTACCCGCGATAGCGTTACAAGCACCATTCAAGCCTTTTCATCATGGACAACTGCGCCTTCTACTGGCGCGTCGGTTTCTGTTGTTAGCGGATCATTAGTATTCAAAGACGTTACGCAAGGGTCTTTGTCATACGCCTACGGGACAATGAATTGCACTGGCAATCTAAATAAATCACATGGTTTGCGTATCCCTGTAACGCAGGGTGGGACACTGACTCTAAAAATTGGCACGACGCAGGGTGACGACGACGTATTTCCTGAGACGATTTTAGAAACAGGCACCCACTCAATCAACTTTGCTCCGACAACCAATACGGTTTATGTCCAGCTTGAGAGCAAAGAAGCGCGGTCTTTTACTATTGGCGCGATAACAGTCGAAGCTGGCGGTGCAATGACGCTGCCTACCCCTTGGGTTGAAGCTGATCTATACCAGGTTCGATACGATCAATCAGCTGACATCGTGTTTCTAGCCTGCTCTGGCTATCAGCAACGTCTGATACAACGCCGGTCAAACAACTCCTGGTCTATTGTTTTATACGAAGTAAACGACGGGCCGTTCCCTGGAGCTACGGGCGAGGATACTTTCCGCTTTACGCCATCAGCCTTACGCGGCGATGCAACGGTTTCGACAAACAAACAGTTCTTTAATTCTGACATGGTTGGCGCGTTACTGCGCTTGTATCATTTAAGACAAGATACAACCGAGGATCTAAACGTCGCCGAGACAAACACAGAAAAGATCTTTGTTACCGGCACAGCTGAAACGACTTACTGGGATCCAAATGGCGGCACAGGAACGCCGCCTCCTGGCTCGTTCACGACCGTTTCATCTGCTGAGCGCACGTTCAATATCAGCATAACAGGAACCTGGGTAGGCACAATTGCTTTGCAAAGAACCTTTGACCCAGAAGGTATCTCTGATTGGGTTGAGATTGAAACCTACACATCAAATCAGTCAAAGACCTACAATGACCATATGACTAATGTGCAGGCGTATTATCGCCTATTCATGAAGTCATACACGTCAGGAACGGCGACTTGTAATCTTTCTATATCTGGTGGCGGTGGAGCGGGTATTGCGCGTATTACGTCTATTAATACAACTGTTACGCCGCATATAGCTAACGTCCAGATCCTCAAGCCTTTTTATGGTTGCGTTACAGCAGGCGGCACAACACGCGGATCGGGCTCAACTAATCAATGGCGTCTTTCCTATTGGGATGACAATCAGGGTTGGCCTTCTAGCGTAGCAATTCACGAAGGCCGTTTATGGTGGGCTGGTGGCGCGCGTATCTGGGGCTCGGTAGCCGATAATTACTATTCGTATGATCTGGACATGGAAGGCGAAGCCGCTCCAATTAATCGGTCTATTGGCAAAGGCCCGATTCAGAACACCAACTTTATGATGTCTCTTGGTCGTCTCGTTATTGGCACTGATGCGGGCATTATTACAGCTCGCTCAAGCTCATTTGACGAGCCTCTGACACCAAGCAAGTTCAATCTGAAATATTCCAACACCCAAGGCACAGCAGATATTCGCTGCATACCGCTCGATCAAAAAGGCATATTTGTCCAGAGATCGGGTCGCCGCGTTTATATGATCGTCTTCACCAACCAGACCTTCGACTACAAGACAGTCGATCTGACGCGCCTTAACCTTGATATTGGTATTCCAGGCTTTAACAGCCTTGGTATGCAGCGTCAGCTCGATACTAGGCTTTGGGCTATCCGTAAGGACGGAACGGCGGCAGTCTTTCTTTATGATGAAGAAGATGATGTCGCTGCCTGGTTTAGAGTCGAGTCAGCTGATGATGGTTTCTACGAAAACGTCGCCGTTCTTCCTGGCACATTAGAAGACCAGGTTTATGTTGTTGTAAAACGAACGGTTAATGGCTCTACCAAGCGCTACCTGGAGCGTTTTGCGCGCGTAGATCAGTGTCAGGGCATTTCTCAAAACAGACTTATTGATAGCCATCTGACATACGACTATGGCGTGGCGACAACATCTATTGCTGGCCTAAGTCACCTTAGAGGTAAGACGGTTGCTGTTTGGGGTGCGACAGCCGCTCAAGTGGCAGCAGGAACTGGTAGCGATCTCGGCACTTACACTGTCAATGCAAGCGGCCAGATAAGCGGCCTACCCGTTGCTATTACGCAAGCAGTTGTTGGTTTGCCTTATACGGCTCAATTCGTATCAGCAAAGCTTGCCTATGCTGCTCGCGAAGGAACGGCTGTCAACCAGCAAAAACGGGTAAATAAAATCGGATTTGTTTTAGATCGCACTTATTATCAAGGCGTAAGATACGGTCAATATGATATGCTGACCGGGACATATACCGCCGATGATTTGCCATTAATCGAAGACGGCGCAACCACAGCCGCCGGCACGATCTGGCAACACTATGACGCTCAGCAATTTGAGCTCAATGGCACCTGGGACGCCGACTCCCGCATTTACGTCGAAGCCGCCTCGCCTCTTCCGGCGACTGTTTTGGGCTTCACGATTGAAATGGAAACAAGCGGCTAAGTATCTGGAGAGATAAATGGCAGCAGCAGCACCCTTCGTTGTCGCGGGGGCGAGCCTTCTTGGCTCTGGCATCAGCGCATACGGACAATATCAAGGCGCGCAATCTCAAGCAGCCGGCTATCAGAATAGTGCAAACAATGCACTAGCCAGTATTCCTGGCTCAATCATGGCTGCAAGCAGCGCTACTCTTGCTGCCAAAGAAGCTAATTACGCCGCCGATGACGCTAAGCGCGCAGCTGATTATCAGCTTGTAATTGGCGAGAACGCTTTCAGAAAGTCATTAGTTGACGCTGACAATGCTCGCGCAGCTGGTCAGGTTAATGCTGCTAATGCGGCGAGAGAGAAGCGACTTGCTTTATCAGCTGTCCAGGCTAGAGGCGCGGCAAGTGGCGCTGGCCCTGCCCTAGATATTGCTGGCAGCGTTGGCGCTCAAGGCGAGTTCAATAAGCTTTATGCGCTTTATGACGCTGAGAATACCGCACGTTCTATCTACGACAATGGCGTAGCAGCTAAATGGAACGCGCAAAATTCTGCATATCAAATGATGCAGCAGCGACGTTCTATGATTGCTCAAGGTTTTTCTTATCAGAACCAAGCAACATCATACATGAACCAAATTCCGTCAGCTCTGACATCAGCCAATAATTATAACGCAGCTGCGTCAAGAGTCATGGCTCAAGCGCCATTAGCTGCGGCAGGAACGCTTATTGGTGGTGTTGGGTCAGCTGTGACGGGCTACCGCTATGCAGGCGGCAATATACCTTCAACAAGCAACTATCCGGTGGGCTAATATGCCAACATTACCTGACGTATCATCGCTTGGCCGTCCATCAGGGAGCGGAGCTGGTAGAGGCGTAGCGGGATATGGCACCCCTGCGTTTGCTCGCCCGATAGCACCCGTAGATCCAGTTAAAGTCAGTGGCGTCGAAGCCCCTGTCGTTGACACTGGCGCAGGTTTAAGAGCTGTTGGTCAGGGAATTGAAAAGGCAGCATCGGCAGGCGCTTATGCTTACGGTCATGAACTAGCGTTACAAAGAAAGCTGAATGAAGCTTCAGCTGACGCAACATACATTACGCAATCAAATAAAATAAAATTAGCCATTCAGCAATCTGCTGATGTCAATGAGATCAACGGCTTAAAAGAACAGCTGTTACAGCTTCCTGACCAAGCATCCGCTAACTTGCCCGAAGATCAGCGCGAGTATTACAGGCTAAAACAAAGTAAATATGTCACAGATGATTTAACACATGCTGACAAGCGTATTTATACGCTAACGCGTGATAGCGATATTGCAGCAGCAAAAGATACATTAGACAATTTACAACAAGCATATGCCTCCGGCGACAAGCAAACCAGAGCTTATTCTCATGAAACGGCAGGTCTGATTTATGAGCAATTGGCAGCTAAAGGTTATTATGGCGCTGATGAAATTCAAAAATACAAGAATGATTGGTCTGTTGGCGCAGTAAAAGGCCAGAAAGAACTTCTCCCTCCGGCTGAGCGCATTACTGCCCTTGGTGGCGTATTGCCTGGAAAGATAGCTGCTACAGATCTACCGCCTCATGCTGTCGGATTTCTTAACGCTATCAGCGCTCCAGAAAGCAACGGTAAATATAACGTCAGATATACCGCAAATGGCGGCGCTGAGTTTAACGATCTATCAGGCCATCCAAATATACCTGAGCGCATTTTAAGCGGCCCTAATGCTGGCAAGACGAGCACGGCGGCTGGTCGCTATCAATTCATTAAAGGAACCTGGGACAGCATCCCAAGTGAATTTAAGGGTGACGGCACATTCCGCGAAGCCAACCAGGATCATGCTGCCTGGTATCTTGCTCAGAGAGATTACAAGTCAAACACCGGACGCGATCTTTCGACCGACTTGCAGACAAAAGGTTTGACGCCGGAAATGCTAACCGCGCTTAGCGGAACCTGGGAAGGTTTTAAGACAAACCCCAAGAAAGCATTGGCTGCGTATAACGCCACAATGTCAGGCAAGGCCGATGTTACGGCGGCTATGGACTCCGGCGACGCTGATGCGTCCGTTCTGCCTGTAGATACCAGATTGCGTATGCTTCAGCAGGCAATAGCTGAAGACAACAGAATAACGACCGAACAGCGTCAGAACGAGAAGTTCCTTGAGAAAGACATCCGCTCTGACATAGACATGGTTTCCGTGTCAGGCATCCCGATGGACGGATTAAGAGATCGCGTCCAGGCGACCTTTGGCCCAGAAGCGGTTAAGCAGCTTGACGCTGACCGCGAACGAGCTGGTCTGTATTTTACCGCTACAAGCAACATGAAGACGGCGACAAACGCTGATCTCGATAGCCTGACCGATCCGCTTACTCCTGTTCTTGGTTCGCCTTCATATCCACAACAGGCCAAGTTCTACGATGACGCGCTTAAGCAAGTGGGCCTTATCCGCAAAGCTAGAGCTGAAGATCCCGCTGGCTATGTCGATGACGCATTTGATCGCGTTAAGGCGGCTAAGCAGTCTGTAGATCCAAACAACCCTGCTTCGTTCAAAGGCGTCGTTAATGAGAGAATAGCGGCACAAGACGCTATTGGCATACCGCGCGAGTTCCAGGCGGTTATGTCGAATGAAGAAGCCAAGCACTATGCAACATTGCTTCGCCCATTCTCACGCGGGCAATCAGAGCTCGGCGGCCAGGAAGAGCAAGCTGCCAAAATAGCTCAAGAAATCCAGATGAAGTATGGCGAACATGCGCGTGACGCATGGCGTCGTATTAATATGCAAGTCACGCTTAAGAATAACCTGGCGAGTATTGTTGCTGACGCGGTTTCTTCAGCTGCTGAAGGCCAGCCAATCAATGTCAATACGCCACAAAACGCTGCCCGCGTTCAATTTGATCGCGACCAGGAGAGAGCAGCCGCGATTGCTGGCGAGACAATGCGTCCACAAGCGCCACAGCAAAACGCTCTTACACCTCCTGGCGGTCAATACGCCACGCCAGTTGATAAGCTTCGCGCTCATCCAGAACTGATCCAGGTCTATGTCGGCAAGTATGGCGTTAAGGCCGTGCCAGAAGACATGCGCGATCAGCTGACAGCTGAGCAGCAAGCACTCATTAAAAGCAATCCATTGGGGTCTAAATGACAGATAACGCCGACGCGTTCTCAGAATTTGAGTCGCCGCCGACTGTAGATGATCCAATCATCGCTCAAGGTGGACAGAATCCGGCTGATCCTTTTGCTGAGTTCGATGCGCCGAAAGAAGCTGTCTTACGCGAAGGCCCGGCCCCGTCTCTTTATGAGAGCTTTAAGACAAACTTTAAAGGCATGGCTGGCGGCCTGTTTGAGCAAGGCGCAAGAACCAGCGACGTTCTAAAAGCCAAGTCCACGATTAGCCGCGCCGATCAGGGCGGTGTCGCTGGCCCAGGAGATGTCTTCTCCAGCAAACCTACTCAATTAGAAGTAGATAAAGCCATCGGCGATTTAGCTATCTGGCAGGCTGATAGAGATCGTTATGAAAGTTTTTCATCTCCTACGCTTGGTGGCAAGGCAGCTGGATTTGCAGGCGGCCTCATTGGCGGCGCGCTTGATCCAACAATGCTTATTCCAATATCGCGAGTTGGCGAGGCGTATAAAGGCGCATCGACTGTCGCTGAGGTCGCCACTTACGTTTCAAAAACCGGCCTTGAGTTTGGTGCCTTTTCTGCTGCGGCTGACACAGTTTCGCAGGAATTAGATATTGCCGCTGGCTATCAGGATACATTCGACAAGCAACGTCTTTTATACGCGACTGCTTTAGGCGCTGGTCTAGGTGGCGGCATTGGCGGCATGTCAATGTTGGTTCGCGGTCTTCGCGGCGAGCTGGCTTCGCAGATAGATCGTTCTGTTGAGGAAACGCTTGGCGAGCCATTCTCTCGACCGCCTATGGTTGAGCCTGGCAAGATATTAGAAGCGCCAGATGGAATAAATGCTCAGGTAGAGTTTGCGCCTCCTAAAGAAAATGGCGCCACAACAGAAAAAAGAACTCAATTTGCGTCTATTGACAACAATACTGTTAATATGGGCCAAGGCAATGAGCTCTTTCAAGAAGCGGTTATAGATCCGGCGCTAAAAGCAATCGCTGATGGTAAAGCAGAGCCTGTTATTACATCAAAAGGCGTAAAGCTAAATCTAGTTCATGACACTAATGAAATAGAAGGCCGTGTCCTCGCCTTCGATCAAGCCAATAATTTCGTTGGTGAGCTGCAATACTCCCGCGTCGAAATGGAAGACGGCAGGCGGTGGAACCCGCAAGTCGATGTCTCAGAAGACATGCGCCGTAAGGGCGTTGCAACTGCAATGTATGATGCTGCTGAGCGGATGGGCGGCAGGATTCCTGATCTTAATCAGAAGGGGCAGGTTAGAACTGCCGAAGGCAAGGCTTTTCGTGAAGCTCGCTCGGCCAATACCCCTATAACTACTCCTGCTGCTGTAGAAGCAGCTATAGAAGCAACGCAATTAATCAAGGATATACCGGCCCAAGAACTCCGCGCGACAATTCCTGTTTACGACACGGTTGCTCAAGTAATCAGTGAGCCTCAGACTGAGGGAGCTCCTGCTGGCATATTTATGTTTAACCCGACAGAGCTCAAGGTAGATGCAAAGCGCTTCCAGTTTAAAGAAGGCGGCGATGAGCAAGGCGTAACGACTACACTTAAGTCAGTCACAAAATGGGATCAGGCCAAGGGCAATCAGGTCATCGTATGGCAAGACAATAGCGGTCAATTGTTTGTCGTTGACGGCCATCAGAGATCAGGACTTGCTCGCCGTTTAATTGAGACGGGCAAAGAACAAGATATTCAATTGCCAGGCTTGCTTTATCGCGAAGCAGATGGCGTATCAGCTGAAGACGCGAGATCTATTGCTGCTGTCAAGAATATTGCTGAAGGATCTGGCTCTGCCATTGATGGCGCAAAGGTTCTACGCACCCGTCCTGATCTTATGGATGGTTCCCTGCCCTTGTCAGCCGGCAAGTCACGTCAGGCGGCAAATCTTTCCAAGCTTGGCGATGAACCATTCCGTATGGTTCTTAACGATGTTGTTCCTGAGAACTATGGTGCGATAGTCGGCGAGCGTATTCCTAATGATCCAGCTCGGCAGGAAGCTGCGATTAAAGCGCTGGCTAGGTTTGAGCCTCGTAATGAGAACGAAGCTGCTGTCCTTGTTCAACGTGTCGCCCAAGCTGAATTAGAGAAAGCCCAGGAAGGCGCTCAAGCCTCGATGTTTGGCGAGCTGGAGTCGGCTGAAAGCACGGCCGGCGAGGAGATGCGGATTGTCGGCAAGGCAATTCAAGAGCTTAAGAAAGATAAGACGCTGTTTTCTCGCGTAGTTGCTAACGCTGAGAGAATTGAGCAAACTGGTTCAAAGATTGAGCAGGAAGCGGCTAAGACCGTTACTGACGAGTCAGAGCTTTTCGCTAAACGATTAGCTTCGGATGCTTATACTGCCGGCCCTCTGAGAGAAGAGATTAAAGCCGCAGCCAAGGATTTACGCGATGGCAAAATCACGGTCGGAGAAGCTACAGCCAGAATACGTTCTAGCCTCAGGGGAGCGGCTGAAACTGATGGCGGCCCAGGGTTGGGCAATCGGGCAAATAACGAGCCAGCAATTGCAGGATCTGGAGCAGCCGAGGTTTACGGCTCGGAAGCTGGATCGTTACGTCGGCCCGCAGGGTCTGGAGCTGATGGACTCAATGGACGCGCTGAAAGAGGAAGAAGAAGCCTAACATTAAGCGAAGAAGAACTAGCTAGTAAAACAAAAGAATATACGACTTTAAGAACAAAGATAAAAGCAATGCTCGATAAAACGCCTGATGGTGTTTTAACGGGTAACGCAGCTATAACTTTCGAGAAAACTGCGAAGAAAATAAATTCTTTAGAATTTGATCTATTCCCTGTCTTAAACAAAGATAAAATTCTTCCTGCTGAAAAACGGCAAAGCACATTAACGCCAGAAACAATTGAAGTCATTCATTCAGACTTCATGCGATCAAGGCCAATATATGAGGCAATTTCTGAGGCAGCTAACGGCGTTCGTCACGATGCGCTAACAAAAGTCGATGATGTTTTGCTAGGCAAAGTAAAGGGTTTATCTCCACAAGATCTTTACGATAACTTTGCCGCAACCAGAAACGCTCTTCGCAATCAATATGGAGATACGCTTACATTATATCGTGCTGAAGGAAAACAAAGATCAAAACCTACAAAAAACTGGGCTACGACTAGAGAGTTTGTTGGCAATTTTGGCGACAATATTGTTGAGAAGCAGATCCCTATAGAAGATGTTATTGCCGCAAACGTCGGCGCAAAGGGAAATTATCATGAGATAATTGTTGGCGACCATAAGGCATTAGGTTTGGTGCCTGATAAAATAGAGCCAGCCTTTGAGGTAGGCGCTGAAGGAAAGCCGCAAGCCCTTATCCCTGGCGTTAAACCCGTTACTGACGCTGATAGAATTGCCGTTGAACAACAACGCAGCCTGACAGGCGGTAATGAGCCAGCTGGCGGCATGTTCGATGAAGGCAATACGCGCCAAAGCGAACTATTCCTAAAGGGCAAGCGGTCAGGCCCACAAGGGCCGGATGCAGATTTCCGTCGCCGTTCTAATCGCGAACAGCTGCCTAATTCGTCAGAGACGATTGTAGGCCCAAGAGAAGGCGTGTCTGACGCTGAAGCGCGTTCTTTCCGGCGTGATACGATTATGGCTCAGATTGCGATTGATCTTGGCCGTCAGTTCAAGGTTGATACGCGCGTTACTCCTGGCGCGCTTGGCACATATAAGCCCCAACAGGGCGTTCTCCGTGTCAGATATTCCGGCGACGTAGAAGTATTTACGCATGAGCTTGGTCACGCTATTGACCAATTGCTTGCCAATGATCCTGGCGCAAAAGCCGCATGGAATGGATTGCGGAGCGCTCAGCCATCAGAGCTCGCCCTACTTGCTCCTGGTCAGCCAATAGAAGAAGGCGTCGCTGAGTTTACGCGCCTATTCATTACAAACCCAATGGCTGCTGCGCGTGAAGCGCCTTTAACCACGCAAGCTTTCCAGGCCATCCTTAATGTCAGACCTCAGATTGCCAAGGCTATTTCTGACGCTCAAGCTTTATCAAAAGTAGAAAGCGGCCTTCAACCTTATCAGGCGTTCGAGGCAATGATTGCACCGCAGTCAAATGGCGCGATTGCTAAGTTCTCGGCTGAAGTCAAAAAGCAAGGCTTTGTCCCGACTGTCGCTGACTACGCTTCTGTCATCTATCAGCAATTGATTGGGCGCGACCAAGCGTTCCCTCGTTTTGCAAATCAGCTTTCAGAGGCAGGATTTAAAAAGACAGGCCAGCCTAAGCCTCTTAGTTTTGCAAACGACCCATACACATTGTTCCGTCGCCTGCCCGGCGCTGAGCAAGCAGCTATAGGCGCTATACGAGATGGCGTCAGACCTTATGGCGACATCACCGCCAAGCCTGTCTCCCCTTCTCTGTCTGGCGCTATAGAGAAAGCTCTAGGTGCGCGGATCTCGCGATTAAGTAATGACAATGATCCTCTTGTCAGAGGATTTAATGCCTATCTCATTGCTCGTCGCGCTAAGTCTCTTTGGGAAAGATGGGAAACAGGCGATCTTAGAAACCAGCCTGTAAACGCCTCCAAAAACGAGACGCTTAAAACAATCGAATATTACGAACAGGCCAACCCAAATTTCAAAGCCGGCGCTGACGATATGTTTGCGTTTATGCGGGCTAACTTTGAACGCCAGGTTGACGCAGGAATTATTCCTAAGTCGGTTGCTGACAAAATCCTAGCGCGCGGCGACGACTACATACCATTTTTCCGTGACTTTGAGGCCGAGAAAGGCGCTAAGAGAAGCGGAGCTCGCGGGGGGGCGGGTATCGAGTATGCGCCGATCATGGAATTGCGCGGCTCGACAAGAGATATTCTTAACCCGATCAAGTCAGCGATCGAGAGTGTCAGCATCAGCGAGAGGCTGATTGCTCGCAACGAAGTATGGAAAGCGCTGGATAAATGGGCTGAAGAAGGTAAAGAGTTTTCCGGCCAATGGTGGGAGATTATTCCCCCCAACGAGATTAAGGCCTCAACGGTTGATATAGCAGAAGCCATCAAAGCAAACGTCAGATCTAATGGCGGCTCATCAGCTGATGCTGAGCTTGCTATTCGTCAGCTGGAAGGAATGGTTGGCGAGGATCTGTCAGCTACGCTTTATAAGCATGAGGCCACGACAGCTCGCGGAGAGCGTGTTGCTTTCTTCTGGAAGAACGGAGAGCGTGTTGCTGTAAAAGTCGGCGACAATAAGATTTCGAGAGACTTCTTCGATCTCATGACCAGCATGAGTGAGCCAGAGCGCGACCTATTCATTAAAGCAGTGTCAGCTGGGAATGGCATGTTCCAATCAATGATTGTTCATGCGCCGAGATTTACTTTAGGCACACTGGTTCGAGATAATATTACGCGTATGTTTACGCCTAGATATATGGGGCTAAGCGGAAGAATCCCTGGTGCGCAAGATGTCACCGGCCTATTGACGCTTTTGTTCAATCAAGAGTTCTACAAGACCTGGGCTTCAGCTGGCGCTACGCGAGGCGGTATATACACCCATGCTGCCAGAGAGCTTGCTGGAGAAAATCCCTATCTAGCCGTCAACGGCGGTAAGACATTCATCGGCCGGACAATCGACGAGCTGCGCTCTGCTGATGGCCCGCTGATGGTTGGCAAGGCTATCTTTACAACGCCGGCTAAATTCATGTCAGACGCTACCAAGCTTATTGAGAGCGCTGAAACAATCTCTCGGCTAGGCGTAGCAAAGAAGACCTACGATTATTTGAAGAAGCATGGGCTTTCAGATCATGATGCTATGTATGGAGCTTTGCAGGAAAGCAAAGATGTTCTGCCTTACGAGCGGCATGGCTCTGGCGTTACAAGCCTAGCCCGCCTTGTCCCGTTCTTGAACGCTGGTATCCAAGGCGCTGACAGAGCTGCTCGCGGCCTTGCTGCTGAGCCTGTTGCTGCTGCAATCACAGCCTACCGCCGGGGAGGATACAAGAATCTGGACGCCAACCAGCGTCTTGCTTTGAATAATGCTTTTATTAATTGGATGTATATCGGTGCAGCTGCCGGCCTGACAGGAACGGTTTATTACAATTACGCAAAAGACACTGACTTCTACAAAAACGCCTCTGAGTATCTAAGAGAAAATTACTGGCTGATCGAGACAGGCAAGGACAAGGATGGCAACCCGGTAGGACTTACTGTTCATAAGCCTTACGATCTACCAAGCGTCTTCATAAATGGCATTGAGCGCTTTATGCACGCTACTGAGAACCATTTGCCTAACGTCGCAGGCGAGACATTTGGCGCTATTCAAGAAGCCTTCCCTCGCCAATTTCATAGCACTGGCGACGCGCTCGGCGCTTTCACCATACCAAAGACAGCATTTGAACTTGCTCTAAACAAGAAGCTTGGCTTTGCTGGCAAAGAACCAAAA